GACCATTTCATGAGGGCGCAGGAGGTGCTCCTGGAAGTTTCATTAACTTTTTAGGAGAACTACTTTGGCACGCACTATCGTGGGGGTGAACGACCCTAAGGCAGTAAAACGTTGGGCAGGCTTGCTGGCATACGACACCAGCCAGAAGTCTTATTTCAATCAGCGCTTCATGGCGCGCGGCGCTGAAGCCGAAGTGCCAATCCAGATCCTTACCGATCTGGAGTCGGACGCTGGCGAAGCGATCAACTACGACTTGCTGGCCGAGCTCCGCATGGCCCCGGTCGAAGGTGAAGATATTCTGGAAGGCAAGGAAGAAGCCCAGCGCTTCTACTCCGATTCCATCTACATCGATCAGGCACGTTGCGGTGTGAATACCGGTGGCCGCATGACCCGCAAGCGGACACTGAACGACCTGCGCGAAAAGGCCAAGCGCCAGCAATCCAGCTGGTGGGCTCGTCTGCAAGACGAACTGACCTTCATCTACCTGTCGGGCGCACGCGGCGTGAATGCCAACTACCTGCTGCCAATCGGCTACACCGGTCGCGCCAACAACGCCCTGGTTGCCCCGGACACCAACCACACCATGTATGGCAACGTGGCTACCGCGTTCAACAACATCGCAACGACCGACAAGTTCGATCTGCGCCTGGTTGACCGCGCCAAGACCAAAGCCGATGCACAAGGCGGTGGCGCTACCAACATCCCGGTTCTGCAGCCCTGCAAGATCGATGGCCAAGAAACCTTTGTTTGCTGTATGCATACGTTCCAAGAGGACGATCTGCGCTCCAACACCAACACTGGTCAGTGGCTTGACATCCAGAAGGCTGCAGCCGCTGCCGAAGGTCGCTCCAATCCGCTGTTCAAGGGTTCGCTGGGCATGTATCGCGGCGTGATTCTGCACAGCCACCGCAACGTGGTCCGCTTCAACACTGCCGGCGCTGGCGGTAACGTGGAAGCTGCACGCTCGCTGTTCATGGGTTCGCAAGCTGCTGTGATGGCATTCGGTTCGCCGGGTACCAACCTGCGCTTCGACTGGAACGAAGAAACCCGCGACAACGGCGACAAGGTGGTGATCAGCACTTCCTCGATCTTCGGCGTCAAGAAGGTGACTTTCACCACGGAAACCGGTGCGAACGACTTCGGTGTGTTCTCCCTGGATACCGCTGCTGCAAGCCGCTAATCCATCACCGACATAAAGGAGTAAATCACCATGTCTTTTTCTGCATCTGCACAGGCGTCGAACGACTTCCTGACTGGCCGCAAGCCGGTACCCAATGCCGCTGGCATTGAATTGATCAGCCAGCGCTTCAGCATCAGCTTGGCCACTGCTGACCTGGCCAACGGCGTGATCGGCGCCATCGGCATTCTGCCTGGTGGCCACGTTCCGGTGGCGTTTGAACTGGACGCCTCGCAGCTGGATTCCAACGCTACGCCGACCCTGGCGTATTCGGTGGGCATCCTGAATGCTGCCGGCACCGCTCTGTCCACCGCTTCCGCTGACGGTGGCGCAGCCTGGGCGACTGGTCAAACGACTGGCCGTACCGCTGGCGGTTCTGCTTCGGGCATTGTCCCGAGCCGAGCGCTCAAGACCGCCGTTCAGAGCGCCTTGGCTGATCGTCAGATCGGCATTCTGTTGACCGCTGCTGCAGCCACTGCAGTCGCTGGCGATTTGAATCTGACGCTCTACTACCGCGCAGCCTAACCGGTAGGGTAAATCCTCCTGGGTAAACGAGTTCAGGGGAGGCCTTTTGCTTCCCCTGTTTTTTTGGAGATAGACATGAAACTTGAAACCTCGATTCCAATGCGTGCTGACGGTACCGTGATCGTTCACGGCCTGGACAAGACCGACTACGTGTTTGCACTTGAAGAAGCAACCGGCATGGTTGTCTGCGAAGTCGGACATGAAGAAACCGTGTCCCATCTGCTGCGCCAGGGTGGATTTTTCCCCGCCGACGAAGCTGACCACGAACTGGCCGCAAACCTGCTGGAGCAGGACCAGGAAACTGGTGAAGATGACCAGGACGAAGATGGCGATGACGAGCAGGAAGAGGCCGACGAAAACGCCTTGCCTGTTGAAGCTG